AATATCATCGGGTGTTCTTTTATGTGTAGTATTAAACTCATCCATAGCCAAATCGTGCTTTTGTCTTAATGACTCCATAGTAAGGTCATGCTTAATTTTGTGTTCTTCAAGCATTCTAATGTGAGACTTCTCTGCTTCGGTAGCATTTACATCTGCTTGTAATTCTTCCGGCAAAATGTTAATCTTAGCAGTTTCTTTACCCTTAAACAAATCTAATACATTTGTTATAATAAGAAGTGCCGGCCCACCAAGTAGACCTATTACTGTTAATTGTGAATCTGATATATCTCTTTGCTCGACTATACTAAAGTAAGAAGCAGTAGCCGCTATTACGACCCACGCCATTACTACACCAAGTCCAAAGACTAACATGAGTTTGTCATTCGGCCCGCTACTTTTAGACATGATTAATAAATGTATGAGATGATTTATCAATCTTGTGCAACATCGGTTGCACCATCTTGACTATTTTCTCTAGGAAGGTCAGTAGGTTTTATAGGATTTAAATCCTTTCTTTTGTCACCATCTTTCTTTGCAGGAGGTAAATTTAGTATATCTAGGCTTTGATTTAGTGTTAAAAGACCAGCATCGTATCCCATAGTTACTCTCTGCATTACATTTAGTGGACTAGCACTATCCATTGAATCAAACTCAATTTTAGGTAAATCAGATTTTTTATGATTTATACCTAATAAATTAAGGTGTATTGAGAATAAATCAGCACAACTTTGCTCTAAGATTTTGTGCATACGACTTATGGCTTGTACGGCCCACATATTAGCATTGAATGTTGCGGCAAACGTAGAACCTTTTTCTTGACCGGATGCTACTCTTGGAACTTGTAGAACTGCGGCTATGTCAGCGTTTATACTATCTAAAAAGTCACTACTGTTAGGAAGTGCGTTCTCTAAATCAACGTGATGTATTTGTACATAGTGAGGAAGTACAGGTACTTGGTCGCCACGTAGTCCTTCAAAAAGACTAATAACTTCTGACATAATATTATTAAGTCTGTCATGTTGTTCAGCAGGGTCTAGTATATGCTCTATAGCAGACTTATCTATAGTAATGTATTGTTTAGTCATACTGTCTTCAAGAGAAATACGGTTGTTCATACTGTTATATTTCATTCGTATTGCTTGTTTAAGAGCGGAGAATCGAGATGCACCCCATACACCAAATGTATGTCTGCCTTTGTTATCTACAAACCAATTACTTCTGTAATCTACTCTTATATGTAGTATTTCATCGGCAGGTATAGATTTTTCATATGGGCTTGCTTCTCTTAACATATATGTTTTTGGTTCTATTACAGGGTTTTCTCTATTGGCTACAAAGTAAGAACCAAGACCACCTCTTTCATCTACTATGTTAATTTGCACTATAGGTAGGTTTTGTAATTTAGTTATACCTAAACCTTGCGCGCCTACTATTTTATTTATATCGTTACCATAAACCATAAGATTTCTCATAGAATTTATCATAACATCATCAAAGTCAAGGTTTTCCTCTACTAAGTCTTTTATAGCATTTCTGATAGCACCATTCTTGGCTTTATCATAATTAATTTCAAAATTGTTGGCCGTGAGCGATACTGCACGTACCGCACCATTTAATTCGGGGTCAAGTTTTAACATTAGGTCATACATATCAAATTCGTTATCATAATTACTATCTTTGTTTAATCTTTCCGTATCACGAACTATGTCGGGTATGCCGGCTACTGCTTTAAAAGTCTTATTTGTTGGTATTACAGTTGTTTTTAAGGACATTTCCTTTTTTCTACCTAAGACTTTATCCACTAAACTCCTTTCAGCCATGATAATACCATGAATAGGTGTTCCATAAACATTACGGTTTAATCTTTTTGTTGTTTTTTTAATTTTTAAAAAGAATTAAACGCATTACTGCGCCTTTTTTTCTTATTTCTTTTATTTCTTCTATAATGTTTTGAAGAAGTTAAGAGAGAATCCTACCAAATACTATTGAAATAAATAAAGAATTCAAAAAAACGTGATACTGAAAAGCATTAATTCTTTTTGTTGCACAAAAATCAACAAAATTAATTCATGGAAGAGTAATGATTATAAGGGATTGACCATTCACTTTGTGCATGGGAAAGTCTAAAACCCCGCCTCTAGGGTGGGATTTGGTTGAACAATATGCTAAAACAACAAAGTTTACATCAGATATGGAATTTGCTAGATTCCTACATAATTTATCACCGGATAAAAGCATTCAAGCGTGGAGAGGAGTAGTGCAACGATGGAAAGGTGCAAACCCCGATGTAAATTACAAAAAACCAACAATTACTATAAAATCACAAAATAATCCTATGATGAGAATGAAAAGTTATTTTGATGAGAAAGCAGATATATATGTTATACACGTAAATAACGAATTAACCGCAGTTCAAGGAGAAACACATAGGGCTATGAAAAAAGCATACTCTAACGAAGGTAACTCACTTACTATTGACCAAATGGCTCAAGAGTTTGGGTTAGCACCTAGTTGGGTAGCAGAATATGTAAAAGTAAACTCTTGGACTCACGGTATGGATATATTTACTGATGAACAGATACAAGACCATTCAGAAGAAGAATTAATTACAGATTTACTAAGAAGTAAGAGACACGCAGTTTCTAAGAAGGCAAGTAGAAAATATTGGGAAAGTGTTCGTAAAAATGCAGAAAAAATGATTACTATAGAAGATGTATGGGCAAATGAATTTAAAGATATTATAGCAAAAGAAAACTTAGCCCCTAAAAAAATCAAGCCTATTAAAATGAAAAAGACTAAACCGTATGCGGTTGTTTTATCCCCTACTGATTTACATTATGGTAAAGGTGGATGGGTAGACGAAGTAGGAGAAGCGTATACTTTAGAAGAAGCACGTTTTAGACTTCTTGACCGTACTAATAATCTTATTCAAAGATTATCCGGTAAACCCGATAAAATTATTATAGCAACAGGTAGTGATTGGTTTCACGTAGATAATGAAGCAGGTACTACTACCGCAGGTACACCACAAGATATGGCGGCAAGTCCGGCACAAATTCTTGTAGATGGTTGTAAATTGGCTAGAGAGCATATAGACTTGTTAAGACAAGTTACTAACATAGAAGTAGTATTTATGCGTGGTAATCACGATAGACATACCGCTTTGGCTTTAATGTTATATCTTGATGCGGTATATGAGAATTGTAAAGACGTTACAATTACTGTAAGCCCTAAACTACGACAATATGTGAAATGGGGTAATAATCTTCTTGGTTTTACACACGGTGACGGTGTTAGAGGTAATGACCTTCCTGCTATTATGGCTACGGAAGAAAGAACTGCGTGGGGAGAACATGAACACCATGTATGGTTTCACGGACATTTACATCACCAAAGATTACTAGAAACTAGCGGTGTTACAATAATACAATTACCTAGTTTAGCAGGACACGACAGGTATCATTACCGTAAAGGTTTTGTTCTAGCAAGAGCAGGAATATCTGCCCATATTATAGATAAAGAACTTGGTCTAATAGGTAATCTGTTTGCTCCGGTGGTATAAATGTGGACTCAAGCAAAATGCGACTCTTGTGGTTGGATAGCCAAGAATATTATGACAAATATAGCACAAAGTGGTAAATGTCCTTATTGTGGAGAAAGTAAATTGAGGCCGTTATAATGTCTAAGTTTAATACAGATTTTGCTATGGCTAGGTCACGTAACGATGTCGAATACTTTTATAAGTGGCTCGGTTACACTTGGGGAACGCATATTGGCGAATGGATGGAAATGTATGGGAAGAGGGGAGATGTTCAAGTACATAGAGTATGTGTTATCGCACCCCGTGACCATTCTAAATCCACTACGTTACGAGTTAAATTACTACATCAATGTCTTTTTGAAAAGTGGAGGAATAAACCTTTTACTTGTTGGATGTTTTCTGCTAGCAAAGACTTAGCAGTAAGAAGATTAGAAGAAATCAGAGAAGACATGAAGAGACACCCTCAATTGAGCAGATATTTAGATACTAGGAGGGGCAATAAACTTGAGTTACGTTTTACAAATGGTGCTTGGATACGTGCAACCTCGGTGGGTAGTGCTATTCGTGGAGAACACCCCGCTTGTATTGCTTTTGATGACGTATTAGATGATAGTGGAGAGAATAACTCTTTTGCCGGTACTGCGGAATGGTTTAGAAAGAAAGTGACACCTATGTTGTCGCCGGGAACTTCTATTTATGTTGTAGGTACTCCTATGAGTATGGTAGACTTATATCACACAGAAATGTTAGAAAACACGGCATGGAAAAGTGGTGTGTGGAGTGCGGTACTTAATTGGGATGAATTTAAGATAGACCCGGAAAATGTAGTACCTATAGAATTATGGCCGGAATACAGACCTATAGATTTCTTGTTAGAACAGAAACAGGCTATGGGAGAATTGTCTTTTATTCAAGAATATATGTGTAAAGTTATTGACGATGAGGCTTCGGTATTCCCTAGAGCGTTAAGTAGGAAGAATTTACAATTAGATAGAGTTATGGAAACAGACAAAGATAATAAACATAAATACTCTATTGGTTTTGACCCTGCTCATGGTTTAGGACAAGATTATAGTGTTATGGTTTGTTTAAAACAAGATGATGATGGATTTATTCATTTAGTTAATATATGGAGAAGGAATGACTTCCCACCGGACAAACAAGCGGATATGATGATTGAATGGAGTAAAAGATATGGTACACCAGCATTTGCTATTGAGAGTGTGGGTTTCCAAAATTTATATGAAAGTCTTATAAATACAAAAGGTGCTATTTTAGATTACCGTGAAAGTAAAGTAAGTAACAAGACATTAAAGCAAGGATTGATGAATAGACTACGTGTGTGGTTTGAAAGAGAGTTAGTTTACTTACCATATGGTAATGATGAGACTAGAAAGCAAATAAACATATTATTAGAAGAATTAGAAAGTCATGCTTGGAGAAACGGAGAAATACAAGATTTAGGAAGGCATAACGATTGTGTAATGGCTCTTGCTCATGCTATAGACCAATTTTCATATAAGATGCCGGATTTCCCTTCTATATTTAAAACTATGAATAAAGGAGAATGGAATGGTGGAAATTATACACTTAATCGTGGTAAACAACAAGGTTACGGCGGAAAAGTAATGAGGAGGCAAAGATGATGACACCACATGGTAGAAACCAAGACCCTAATAGAGATAGGAAGAATCCTCGCACTGGATTTTATTTTAACCATCTTCCACCGGGTGTTAAGAAACCCGGCCCTAAGAAAAAGATTATAGTTTACCGTGAGAGTATTGATACTATTATTCAGAGTACTTTTCTTAACGAATGGCGTACAGGTAGTGAGATTGCCGAACAAGCAACCAAGATGGTAAGTAAGTGGTGGACTCCTATTAGTGTATATGTAGTTACAAATTATATGCGTCGTTATGTAGCAGACGGTATAGTAGCCAAGAGAAAGCCAAATACAGTTAAACCATATGAGTATAAGCGTTTATAAAGTATTTTTCAAAAAAAATAAAAAAAATCGTTTGAAGTGGTTGCCATAGGTGATTATTGCCCTATCGTGATTTATGGCAAGATATGAAACACCCTAAAAATGCAGGATACCCCTATTAAGGGTATATACATAGCCAACGTGGGCACTGTATACACTCAGAGGTCGCAACCTACCACCGCCTATCCATAAGTGGGCGTTCGCGCTTTATTCGCGTTGACCATGTGCCATATGTGAGATATTGACGAATATTAATATTCATTCAAAATATCCATTAAAAAAGGGCCGACGACATATAGCCGCCGACCCGTTACGGATGCTTGATTTAATCAACCCATCATATCTGCGGACTTAACCTCAAAGTCAAGATGCTTCATAGATGTGTATTTCACAACACCCGCATATAGTGGGTCGTTGATTAATGCTATATCTGCACACCTAACCGTAATATATCCGTCATATGGGCGGTATGCGAAATAGATGAAGCATGGCCTAAATACCGCCGCTTTGCGCCCTCTGTTTGAGTTCGCTATTGTGGCCCTCAATGCGTCTTGTCCTTCCTCGTGGCCCATCTCAATTAATGCGTCTAGTGCATTACCGGCAGTGACGCCGGAATACTCTAATGTCTGAGGTTTTAGATTCACGCCCTTAGATGCGTTTTGCCATCCTCCGCGCATGTGAACAGTCAACACGGATTCGGGCAAACCGGCATCAAAACCGATTTCCTTAACCATTAATCTCTCGCCTAGCATTGTAACTTTACCGCTATAATTTGAAGTCTCGCCGTTTCTAACAACCCACATTCCGCGAGTGCTTGAGCATAATCGACATTCACTTGAATTGATTGGGAAATATCCATCCTTACAAGATAAGCACTTTTGACGAAGTGCTTCATGGTTTTCGACATTCTTAACAATTAATGATTTTTTATCGTAAATACCACGAATTTGTTGGTTGTTGATTTGTATTGGTACCGGCCCTAGACTAGGTAAGTAGGCTATCGGGAAATGAACTAATCTTTGAGAGATTGACGGATAATGAACGCCTTCCCCCCTTAGAACATGTGCTGTTTTACGGTGTTGGCTGATGATATCATCAACGGCGTCTACTTGTAGGCTTCGTATGCTAACTAGGTTCTCCATGGCCCGAGGGCATGGTGTGAGTATATCAATACTACTACATATTTGTATAATTTAGGGGTTTTATTTGTAGTAATATATCATAACTATGATTTTTTTATTTGTAGTAGGTACACTTAGTGTATTTCACTACACCGAATGTATTTTGCTACATCACTACTACATATTTGTAGTAGGCACACAAAAATAAAAAAAGAAAGAAAGAAAGTAAAAATAAAAAAACCTACTACAAATAAAAAAGTAAAAACTACTACAAATAGAGAGGGGGGCTTTCACCCCCCAAACTACTACAAATTACTTTAGATTAACTGTAACACTTTTGATAAATGAATCATGGTCAATTTTATTTTCGTATCCTACAAATATTTCATTCATAATTTCTTTCAGTTCTGTTATTTTTTCTTGTACTGAAATCATGTAAAACTCATGAGGATTATCAAGCCTAAATTGAATATCATCCAATTGACTCCTAATAGTAGTGACTGATGTTATCTCGCACCAATTCACCCCCTCCATTACAATTTCGTTCATCGTTTTGTCATCTCCTTGTGTGTTTTTGTAAACAGACATGGTAATCCTTAAACCCATTTCGCTTATGTACCCAACCCATAATTTCGCTAATTTCGGGGGTACAAGAGCAAAAAGGGAAGGGCCGAAGCCCGCCTACTACAAATATCAAGGATAAGTAATATCTAACAAAAACAACATCAATAATATATAGCCCACAAATAACCAACCTAACATATACTACGCGAGGGGGTAGGGATATATAAGCGTACTACTACAAATTTGTAGTTAATTGCGCTACTCTCGCGCGATAAAAAAAGAAACACTACTACAAATTTTTAAAAAGTCAAATAACATCTACTACAAATATTATGTATGGTTAAAAAAAGGGAGGAGGGCCGAAGCCCCCCTCTACTACAAATTTAGTTTTCGTATGTAAATTCTATCATTATTTTAGCATTATCATAGCATTCCTCTGCACCACAATAAAACGTAAATTCAAAATCAATTTCAAAACAGTCCTCATCAAAATAAGTATGGAGTTTTTTGTGGTCGTCTAATTCCAATTCTTCATTACTACCACAACAAGGGCAAACATTTTCTTTTTTTACCTCTCGCCATGCTATTTCATAGGGTTCGTCATATTCATCCCTTGACATTCGTTCTTGAGCATCTCCTAGTCCGTGTACGTACATACCCCTTCGTAGCGGTATGAGTATATAAACATTTATTTGTAGTAGACATATTTATTTGTGGTAGACATCACAGACGACGCGACGCGATAGCAAGGGCTTAACGTACTACAAATTTGTAGTTTATAGGCATTACGAAGGCGAACGCCTCACTACTACAAATAAATCACCACGCAAAAAAAAGGAGGGGCTTTCGCCCCCCTACTACAAATTTACCTAAAATCTTCCGAACATCCCGCGCCCGTTCATGCCGCTCGTAAATCTCTGCATTCTCGCGAAGCAGGGATAGCAAAACTTCGGCTCTCGCACGTCGCTGAAATCCGCTCCGGTTATCAAATTCCATTCGGGAACTTCCGTAGCCTCGTTATCGCATTCACAACATTTTATCATTGGTTCTTTCTCTCCTTCCATGTCTATCGGTAGGGGTATGGGTATATAAAGTTTTATTTGTAGTAGTATTTTATTTGTAGTAGACCGCACGCTTTATTTGCGTCGCTCACACTACGCCACATACTACAAATTTGTAGCAGATACCCATAAACAAAAAAAAGGGGGGCGAAGCCCCCCTACTACAAATTAAGGATAATCTGACGCTTCCATGTCGTTGAAGGCTTGAAAGTCGTCCTGTTCGTGTCTTAACTGCTCTTCAAAATTTGGCTCGATAGTGTGCCTCCTTCCGTAGCAAGCCATACAGTAAGGAACACTAGGGCCATCAAAACAGTGTAGTGCATTTTGTCTTCTTTTACATATTACGCAAGTTTTCATTTCAACCGTACTCATACCCCTCCGTGTAGGTATCTCCTTATAAACTTTTATTTGTAGTAGAGGAAGCAGACATCTTCGCACATAATCGCTACCTACTACAAATTTGTAGTATGTGTACTAAAAAGGCCGAAACCTAATTTTCCCATAGAGTCCATTCGTACTCGTCTGTTGTCACTTTCATTATTAGTCTCGGTGTCTGTTCCATATCTAACCCTAGACGCTTACCCTTATGAACCTATCGGTTGTAGCACATTGGCGACAACACCACCCCGCACCCCGTCGGGTTAGGATGGCGCGTTAGGTCACATCACTACAATGCCCATGTGGGGGCTTCTGCCCCTTCGCCGTAGAACTCTCGCTAAGG